AGCGTTTAATTTTTCGATGACCTCAGTAGATAAACATCCGCCTTTATTCTTCCAAAACTCTACCGAAGTCTGTAGCTTTTTTCTGTAATTACTAGCCGCCTCATCTGGCAACGTACTTAACAAAAACTCCATATAGCTTTTCCATGTGTGGCCTGGTGGTAATTTTATGCTTTTCCAGCCCATAGCCGTTGTGCCACCATACAAACCAGCAAAGTTTACGCCATTGGTGCGTCCTATCATCTTGCCCCAATTTTTAGGGTCTATCACCTTGTAAAGTTTTAGACTTTCAATTGCACAATCATTGAACGGGCTGGCAACACGCATTTGGTCTATGCTTAATCCTGCCATATAAAATAAATCATACAATTTATTGTAGTCCCATCCGAACCTTGAATTAGACACCCACACATCTTCCGTCACCCAGTCATAGACAGGATAGGCGTTGTAAACATTGTTGTACATCTTCAATGTCCACTCATTTTCATCATATTTATTTTTATTCTTATCGCTATGAATAGCACGCCAACGGTTAAGTGACTCTTGCGTTCTTATCCCTACCAAGCACGCGGTTTTATTCGCGCCTTTTTCTAGGTGATACCACTGGCTGAATTTTTCCTGTAAATCATAATCCCACATACCTTTGGTGAAAAAATCAAACTTATGATTTTTAATATTAATGCCATTTTTTGGCATATCGCGCACCCATAACTCTTGCTTATCCGCATCCCACGGAATCCAATATGATTGGTGCATTGAGGTTGCACACTGCGCAGCAATCGGCAAACAAATACGATACACCTCGATGATGTCTTTGTTCTTTTCTAACTCTAAATCTACATAGTCCGTAGTAATTTGGTATTGCGCTTCGTAGTCAATATGAAACACGCCAATTTTACGGTCTAGCTTATTAGCTCGAATATAATCAATGGCTAGGTTAAGCAATACGCCTGAATCCTTGCCGCCTGAAAATGACACGTAAATATTATCAAACTCATCAAATAAGGTTTTTAAGCGTTGCTGTGTTTTTTCGTAAACGTTCATCTTGATTCAATCTCTATTTTTTTAAGTAGGTTGTAATAGTGCGATTTTGGCTTACTGTAACCTAAAGTAGTCAACGCTAAATCATTACGCATTATCGCTCGGCATATCATGCGATAAGACGGCACTTTACCCATCAACTCAAGCCTTGAGGGTGCCGTATCTGGTATGCCATTTTCATAACCCTGTTTCTCCCATTTGGTTATGTATTTTTTTATCTTGTTTTTCATGCCACGCCTTAATCGCTAAATCTGCTTGATGGTTTGCTTCTTCTTGCTGTGCTTGGCTTAAACAGCCCCACGCCTGTCTAGTAACATCTTCTGGACATTTGATTGCCATACAAGTAGCTGCATGACCTATCCATGCTTTTTGGTTAATATTTTTATCAGTTAAGTTATGCTCGCAGCTAATAGGCCAATCACTAATAACTTTTAACATCCATTCGCCGTATAAATTCGCATTGCCTGTAAACGTAATGGCCTTGTTAAGCATAATTCTACGGTCACGGCCTTGCATATTGTCATACATGCCGTTTTGGTAATCTTCCCAATTTTGGTAATTATGGAATTTACGTTTCATTGCAGCACCAATCCACTTCTAAAATAACATACGCGATTAAACACCGCCTTCATACAAAATCCCATTCATGCGCTTTAGCAAATAACATAGGCTCATCTTGTAACTTTACGCCGCCTTCTAAAGTCTCACGTGAACCATTGATGTCATAGTAAGCCTCACCAATTTTAGTATAAACGTGTCCTTGTAAATACCATGCTTCAGCATCAGGATAGATATTTTTAAGTATTCTGTATAGCTGAAAACATCCGCCATTAGTAAATCGATGTGCTGAATTTTTAATGCCTATTCGAATAGACGCAATAATAAGATTAGCGGCTAAGGCTGATTCTGTGAAGTAGGTCATAGTTATCCTTGATATTTAGCGGCTAATGCTTCTTTGGCTATCTTGAAAGAAATGTCGGGATAGCGTGACGGGTTATCAATAATTTTATGTGCCCATGCTCGCATATCTTGCGTAGGTTTAATGTTCTGCGCGATATAGGTCTGCACCTCGTTAATGTGGCGTTTATTGTCTTGTATCGCTAACGGGCTAGGTAATCGCGCATGTATCGTAACCTTGTGCTGGCATAGTTTAATAATTTGGTGAATGGTTGGTAAATCATCTTGCGATTTCAGCCATTCATCAAAAGCCTTTTCAACTGTCGCCAGTTCATAACTTGATAGCTTGTTGAACCAGTACGACATGGTGTCTTTATCAGGATGGTTTCTACCGCATGATTGCCAGGTAACTTTCATCATACTGGCAAATGGTTTTGCGTCAGTCTCGTATATCAAAATGGCACTCCTTTGTCTTGTGGCTCATCTTTCCATCGGCCTTGATTTAAGTATGTAGCAGGATTAGGAATGAACTGACCATCCTGTTTTTGCCATTGGTCAGAATTAACCTGCCAACTTAAAGCATGTAAAATATTGTCTATATGCGGCTTGATTTTCATCCATGATTTTTTAGCTGCATCTTTACCAGTTTTCTTTGGATAGCTTTGCCAGAAAGTTTCAAAATTTTTCGCACATAAATATGTCTCTGTCTCTGTCTCTGTCTCTGTCTCTGTCTCTGGTGCATCATGTTGATAACATTGTGATATCGCTACGATATCATCACGAATCAACCAATGATTTAGCTTGTTAAGTGATTGATTTAACTTGCTTTCAGTTATTCTTAATCTAAATGAAAGTGTTTTTAGGTTAGGAAGGTTGCCTTCCATAGCTTTGTCTTCACTCGCTATCAACCAAAGCATAGTAAGCACCTTTGCATCGTCTCCAGAAAGGTCATGCCACTCTGGGTCATCTAGCAAATAACGGTATAATTTAATCCACGGTGGAGTGCGGTCTTTGAAGTGCTGGAATTCTTCCCAGTTACGTATTTTCAAGACAATTCCCTTTCGGCTGTGCTCACGTTGATTAGGCGTGAAAAGTCCAATGCCATAAAGGGCGATGAGATTAAACTTTGCTGCACAGTCGGAAAGAAACTTGATAACATTTGATACCCTTTAAATTAGTGCGGTAAATCACCACCGCATAAGTAATATAATAACAGTTTACTAACTAATATCAAGCACTATAAATATATTCTGCAACGGTACAATCTTCGTTAAAGTGGTTTTTAACGGTCAAGTCTTGCGTTAAAATAGCATGCCCATCTTTACGTAACTTATAGACCGCATCGCTTAATCGGTAGCAGCCTAGCACTAGCCATGACTGTAATGGCGTAATAGATCCGTGTTCTTTTAGGTAGCATAAAACACGCTGTTTTTGATTCATCGAGCTATAGGCTTGTGTTTGTAGTGTGTGCATGGTCATTCCTTTGAAATTACTGCTTCACCGTTATAAAAATCATTAGCCATATCTTTGACTTTTTCTGATTCACGCCATAAGTTTTTATCGGAAACATCCTCATTGTATTTAAATGCTTCCATCCTAAGATGCTCTGATTCTAGTAACGCAGAAAGCCTAAAAAGATAACTGGCTATTTCTCTTGTATCATATTCCATCATTTATCCTTCACAAAATGCTGCGGGTCGTTTGTTACGCTTAACCATCTTCCCCATCTCTCAAAGCAGTAATGGCTATTCTATTTTTTACAATGAATGCAGATGTACTTCTTGTTAATGTCTATCATGGCTACCTTTCAAATCTATTATGGGTTATTAGGTTTATAAAGTGATGCTATGTTTCTACGGTTTCACCACTCGTTGTTACGGCAGGTTGCTTGTTCGTTTCCACACTCGAATTATCCAAATAAAGACTTAACCTTGCCCCTAAATACCCTACTACTTCACACCATATAAACATAGCTGCTAGTACATATAGAGTGTTAATAAGATAGGTCATAGCTCACCTTTCATTCGTTTTAATGGTATTGGGTATTAACATCTGAAAGTAGTTTCACCACTATGCAAATTATTGAGTATTGATTGCTGCTCTTTGGGATAACTTTTATCAATCTCATGCACAAATACCATTGCAAGATGTTTTTTGATTAAATCAGTTTGCTCTACATTAAGTTCTTTAGGCTCACATAACTCGAACATACCTTGTAACCAATAACAGAATTCAACACTTTTCATCATTCACCAGCCTTCTTAAAATAATCATTTAGTTTTTGCAATGTAGAAAATTTAGTTTCACCACCATTTTTAATACGGTATATTTTAGACCGATTCATCTTTAACTCACTGCTTACAGCAACTAAGTTGATGCTGCGCTCGTTGAGCTTTCTAACTACATATTCTTGCATTGTTTCCATGTGTACATCTCCAAATTGTTTACGTATGATAATCCATAATATTACACATTGCAATACATTTATTTTAAAAATAATACAGAAATGTCTTGACATGGTTTTTCATGTATGTAAAATAGCTACATCAACTAACGCAACGGATAAATAAAAATGACTACAGTAGATAAAATTAAAAGTTTAATCGAGCAACGTGATAACGGTGTTGATTGCCAAGCTGAAATTGACGTTTTGTTTGCTTCTATAGACTACGATGCACCCAGCCTTGCGGGTCAAGCCCATGCAGAAAAAGTTGAAAGCTTGTATTAATGATTTATCGAATAGAAAAATGTAATAGAGATTCATCGCATTACGGAAATTGTGAGGTTTGCAATAAGCCAGTAACTAGTGTTTTTAAGCAACAAAAGAAATATAGAGAGTCGTCAAAAGTGTGGATAACTGGTCTATTCGGTCATCAAGAATGTTTGTCTAGTTGCATTAGATTTTCTAATACTACAGAAGAGGATTTGATGACCGAATAGAAGAGTATTTTAAATTCGATAACAAATAAGTAGATTTGCATATATCGGTAAGTACCTGCCCTAGTGGTAAATCCGAGAATTCATAAGGTGCTTGTTTTGGTTAATTAGTTTTTTAGGTTTGACGTTACGTCATGCCGTAGCATAGTAAGGACAGCTTGGAAAGACAGGCGCCATAAGGAAAGATATTGGACGATTCAGAGACCGTCTGGATATGGAATAAGCAACAAACGGTAATCTTAAGTTACTCCGTTGAGCTAAAGATACTTGAAAACTGGATTAGCTACCAGAACAAAAGTTGAAAAACAGAAATGTTTTCCGATGTGATAATCGTTCACAAAAACAGTATCTTTCACTTATGGTGAAGCCTGTAGTCAGGCATTTGATAACGGAGTGGGCACACATAAGTTATTGGATTTCATTAGCTCAGTTGGGAGAGCAGTCAGGCATGAAAAGGTCGCTGGTTCGAACCCAGCATGATAATGCTAGAGTAACGCCTAGCCACCTACTTACTACTTACTTACATAACAAAGGAAAGAATGATGGACAGTATCATTAAAAATCACCCTAATTCGCCAGATGCGAAAGATGACGACACTAACTATTACGATGCCCTCATCAGTTTATTCGATAACTCCCTCAAGCTATCGGACTACGATGAAGAATCACAGCTAATCGCTGACCAGGTAAACATCATCCTCAACGATGCCGAAGATGACAAGCTAGGGCGCATTAAGACGCTGTATGACGTGCGCAAAGCTGAACTGGCTGATACGGTATTGAAGTATCACGCTTATAGCGGCTATCACGCTGGAATCATGCAAGAAGCATTGGAGAATTCATAATGCCTATCTACATTGAAGAAGAAAAAGAGCGCATCACTATAAAAGTCATTATTGTGGTATTAGCCGCAATCGCGGCCTCCATGGTTGCTTATTTACTGCTTGACCGCGAACCCATCAAGGAACGCCAGCAGTATGTGATTATTAAAAGTGTTGGCGTAGATCATAAATATATTGTTGATGGTAAAGCGGTGAGAATTGAATATGAGGAGGTTGAGTGATGGCTACTAAATTAGGCTGTGATTTTCATGAGCCATTCTTCGGCGCTTCATATCCTGACGCTTGTTGTATTGATGGTTATTTATGGGATTTAGACAGCGGCGATGGTGATGGTATGTTAAGTCATGGCGGTGATATTCCATGCCCTAATTGCAACAAAGATGAATACAAATCTTACATAGAGGACTAATCATGCTACCTAGTACAGAAATAAGAATACCTAAAGATTATAAAAATAGCAAAGTGAAGAAGCCTTCGTTAGTGAAACCAATCATTGAAGGCGTGCTGTTTGTAGTGTTTCTATTGTTAGTAGTAGGAGTAGTTTATTTAGGGCAAGAAATGGTAGCGTTTGTGAAATCTTTGGTTCATTAGTGCAGTGAATTTAATCGGCATAATGCCGTAACAACGAGAGGGTTACAAAATGAGTAAAAAAGTAGATAAAGAAATTTTCATTCATGTTAAAAAAGAGGTATGGGATACTGATTATAAAATTCATATTTTTGACCAGAGCTTTGAATCTCATGGTTATATTTTAGTTGGCAAAAAGTCTGTAAACGTTGAAATTCCTGACGATGATGTAATCATATTAAAGCATGTTCAATTTCTGCAACAAAAAGAACAGAAGTTAAAAGCGGATTTCGTTGTAGCCCAAGAATCTATTAAAGACCAAATTCAGGCTTTGCTGCAAATAACAGATAAGTCTAACGAATAAAATGAATAGATACCATGTATGCGACCACACTGTGGGCCTATTGCGGGATAAGTTCTTATCTGTGAACACCATTGCTGATGTATTAAATGATGAGGCCATTGAATGGAATAGTCATGGCTTGATGTGCAATCAGCTTTATGGTGACAATAAAAAGCAAACTGATTGGAAAGCATCGGATTTTATTGATGGCAGAAAGTCATTAATTAATAGTTTTAAATATTGTTGCGATTGTGGTGAAAAAATAGATTGGAAAGATATTAAGGCGCAACTAAAAAATGTTTGACACTAATACAAATATAACAGATACTCTTTTTAATTCATGTGTGCGCATGATTAGTAGAAGCCGTTATCAGCTTCGGTTCTCTGGGTTAAATCCCAACTTGCGCACACAAGGAGAATCGAGACTAATAGCGGCTTTTTTGTTGCCTATATCTCGCGTAATTGCAACGATATATTGGGTAGGCTGCCTTGATGCAACGAACAGGCTTGCGCTTCTGAACCACGGCGCACTAGCGTTATGTAAGCGACTAGGCAAAACAGGCAAATGGTTGACTACGGCGATTGGCTCACGTAATGAGCGCCTGATAATTAAATTACATCGTTTAGCGGATAACAGTACTGGTGGGTATGGTTATAACTTAGGGCTTGATATTACTAGGTCAACCCTTCGTGGTTCATTATCGCCTAAATTTATGAAAGATTAACATGAAATATATCAACGCATTCCTAAGATACCGTAAAGCTGGTCTATCTATTAAGGTCGCTATTCTATGTGCGAGATGGGTTTAATATGAATACTCAAGATGAACTAGCGCATATAGATTATTTGCTGACAATTGAAGCTATGCGATGGTGGTATGCAAGATTATCTACACCAGATTTTTACCCATTAATTAGAAGCAATTTGACAGTGAGGGAATATTACTTAAAAGAACATGGCCTACCGATTGATTCAGTGATAAAGGGATTATGATGACAAACGTATATAAAAAACTCATGCAAGCGCGGATTGAATTACAAAACACCAAGTTAAGTAAATCAGGACATAACAAGTTTGCTGGTTATACCTATTTCGAGCTTGGTGACTTCTTACCTACCGTTCAAACGATTTTTAGTAAGATTGGATTATGTGGCGTAATCTCGTTTGGTGAAGACCTGGCAACACTTACGATTGTAGATGTGGATGCACCTGAATTAGTTGGTATTGTAATTCAATCGCCCATGAAAGAAGCTAATTTAAAAGGCTGCCATCCTATACAGAACTTAGGCGCGGTAGAAACCTACACTAGACGCTATTTGTGGGTCACTGCGCTTGAGATTGTCGAGCATGACATACTAGACGCTACCACTGGCAGTGAAAAGCCTTCTAAGGCCGTTAAAACGGATGAACCACAACCTATGGCAATCTATACCGTGACACCTGAACAAGATTTGAAGTGCAAAGACATTGCGGCAGATATTGTAGATTTCGCGGTCAAAGAATTATGGGATGATGCTTTCGTTACTTACGATAACGTATCTGACCATGATGAACGTATCGCCGTGTGGACGCACCTCAAACCTAACAGTGCAATTCGCACTAAACTTAAATTGATGCAAGCTAATAAAGGATAATGTATGGCTGAATATGACAATACCAACCGTGGACAAATTTGGAAAAACGAAAAAAAGACCACTGACACGCATCCTGATTTTACAGGCTCACTCAATGTAGACGGCATAGAGTTTTGGGTTTCGGCGTGGAAGCGTAAAGAAGGTGCGGCGGCTAATTCCCCAGCATTATCATTTAGTGTAAAGATGAAAGATGAGGCTAAGAAAAGTCAATCCGTAAACACGCAAGGCCAAGACAGTAGACCGAGTGAACCAAGTAAAGATTTTAGTGACTTTGCGGATGATATTCCGTTCATGAACCCGTATAAATTCAACTGGCGTTCTATCTAACCCACTACAAAGGTAAAAGATAATGCTCATAAATATGTGGAATCGTAGGTTAGAAAAGATGGAACAACTGCGTAAAATAAATGAAAAAATAAATGAAATCTTATCTACAGACCCGCGTAAAAAACAGTTTCCTTGGATGTTTGATGAGAATGGAAAAATGAAGGGTAAAAGATAATGACTAACAAAGAATTACTACTTAAGCATGGTGCAATTAAAACAACGCGATTAGTAAATATGGATTGCGACACTTATATCCTAAGTGAAAAGATGATAGACGCTTACAGTGCAGAGTTACTGGCTAATGCGAGTAGCGAGCCTGTTGGTTATGTAAATAAAAACCTGTTAGATTTTTGGGCTAAAAATCCAATATCAGACACCATCCACGGGCGATTGTATTATGGGCTTATTGGAGATGTTGATACTCCACTATTCAAAGCAAATCCAATTAACACAGAAATGGTAGAGACTATTAAGCGGCTAGAAGAGGCTTTGAATAGGTGCACTAGCATGGCACTAAGCAACAATGATGGAATTACAGATAGCATTGTTAAAGAAGCCCTAGCCTCAATCTCACCTGCTATTAAACAGCAATATACAAAGGAATAATCATGGCTGAAGTAATTGGATTTGATAAAACAAAGTACAAGAAGTTTACTTGTAGAGAGTGTGGTGCGATTGTTCAGTATAAGCCACTCGAAGATAAGTACACCGATAGAACAGATGAAGGAACGACAATTAAAGGACTTAACTGTCCTAATTGCCAAACCTTTCATCGCACTAACCCATAGGATAATTAGATTCGTGCTAATAAGTGGCACTGATACGGAATGGAGTAAGCAAATGAATAACACACCACAAGAAACTATTACGCAAGATAGAGCAGACTTTGAACGTGAATGGCTAACACCTAAATATACCTGCAACTTACCTCACTATAAAGACAGAGTTCTTGATTTACATGGGCAAGTGAAATCGTCAGCATGGGAACTATGGCAAGCCTGCGCCCAACTTACGCGAGAACGTCAAGCTAAGAGTGGTGATGCTGTAGTAATAGACAGTGTAGCTACAGGAATAATTAACGGCAAGCGAAAAGCTCTGCCAATGGGCACGACTCTATTCACCGCACCACAACAGGCGATACCTAGCGGATGGAAGTTAGTGCCGATTGAGCCTACAGATGAAATGAAAGAAAAATGCTGGGAAGCGTACAGGGATAGCAATAAACCTGCGCCATATAACATGCTGACAGATGCGTACAAAGCCATGCTATCAGCCTCACCTACCGCACCTATAGACAATGTGCGTGAGGCTTTGGAAACTGCAATTGATTCACACTTAGAAGCCTACGCTAATGTGGTCGATATTGAAAAGGATTACCGAGAATACGGCATAGGTGGTGGATGCTATACATCTGATGCAATAGTAGATGCTAACAAAGCCTTGGTTGATTCTATAGAAGCGCTGGCTAAGTTACGCGCTCTAATCCCATCCACGCAAGCACCTAATATAAGTGGGGTGAGAGATGAAACAAAATAAAACAAATAATGTTAATTTTATTGTAGGTCTTGGCGTTATATCGTGCCGAATTGGAGTGGCGCTGTGAGTAGAGAGATATATGTTGGAGAAAAAGTTAAGAACAGCCCAATGGGCGCTGGAATATTTACTGATGTTACCGATGCTGGCTATCCTCGCGTTGACCACGTAGCAGTTACTTGGATGGTTATGGATGATGGCGAAATTTACAACCCTCTTAATAGAGAGATAACAGAGCAAACGAAATGAACCCAACGAAACAAACAATTTTGCATGACCCAGATAATGGTAAATTTGGTAATTGCCTATCCGCTACATTGGCTAGTCTGCTACACATTCCAATAGATGATGTGCCTGTTTTTCAGCTTCCATATCCTCAGTGGCATATAGAGCTAAACGCATGGCTTAAACAATTCGGTCTTGCATACGTTTCTTTTGGCGATTGGAAAGAGTGGAGCAACGAAACTGGCATTACTGGTTTGTATCATGAAATCACTGGGAAAACTGTCAGAAATAGCGAAGTATTGCATTCTTGTGTTGGTAAAGATGGTGAGCTTGTTTTTGACCCACACCCTGATAACACAGGCTTGGAAGAAATAACAAGCAGCGGGCTATTTATAGCATTGGAACCGTGGAAGCTGGCGGCAATAGCCAATACAGGTGAATCCGTATCAGTGCCAAAAACATCAACCGACACTAATGAACAATAATGTATTTGTATTTTAACAACACTCAATCAGTTAAGGAAGTATATGGATATGCTGAAAGAAATTGAACGCATAGAAGCATTGGCAGAAAATAAACGCGATAACGTAAAACTGGCTAATTTCTGGAAATCATACGCACTAGAAATGCGAGACGAGAAAAATGCAGAAATATCAAACTTAAAAACGCAACTACAGAACTGGAAAGACTTCTGCAAAAAAGTACAAAGACAACAGCTTGCCAAGCCAGTAGATGACCAACTCAAAGCAGAGCGAGAGAAAGCAATTAGAGCGTGTATGTCGATAGTTCAAGCTGGCGTTAATGGTTACGATGAAGTTTATGCAAGCGGCTGCTCGGATGCAATGAATGACTTATTGAAAAATTAGATTGTAGGTCTTATGCTACATTACTACGGATTCACGCTATCCTATGGCGTTCATAGGTAATTTTATAGGGGTATATTATGTATGAAGAAAACCAATTTAAAGGTGCGCAATTAGGTGGTATAGGTTACAGCGAAAAATTACGCCCAATGCCAGTGTCAGGACGTGATGTTGGTGAAGTTAGCATTGAAATGAATGAATTGAATGGTACCTGCGCAGAACAGCAACGCTTAATTGATGAATTGTTTGGTGCGCTTGAAGCAGTGTTAAGCCAAAATAAAAATGACGCCGAAAGCAATGCTAAAGTACCAGCTCCAGAAGCCATGCTAGTGCCGTTAGCTAGTAGTATTCGAGATACTAGAAAAACCTACGAATCGAATAATGCACGCTTGCGTTATATGCTTTCTAGCATTCGTTTATAAAACTATCGGCAGCCCTTGAGTATTGCTTCGAGTTCTGCCGTATAAGCCTCATACTTAAATAACTCTAAGCCAGCCTGTTTAATCAGCTTATCATCAGCTAGTGACCTCAACACCTCATGTGATACGAAATCAGGTTTGACAGACTGCTGGCTAATGCAGGATTTAGTTACTGGAATATAGACCGTATCGGGCACTTTTGGCATAGATGAGCAACCAGCGAGTAATAGTACAAGTAAATATCTCATTCTGGAATTTCCAATTTTTTGTAACCGCCCCCACCTAATAATCCCCATGTTCCTTCTTTATATGGCGCTGGATTTTCTACCCATCTAGGGTCTAGCAAGCCTCTTGAATATATGGATTCGTTGCTAAAAGATTGATGATTTGGCAATTTCCACTTATCGCTAAAATGCAGTGAATTATCAGATGGATTTATACCTTGCGTAGCAGCAGGGTCTCTTAATAATTTCCCTAAATAATACCCGCGCATATCATAATCATTGCTTTGTGGCACATTGTTTACCGCCGCCCATATATTATATAGATTTTCAAGCGGTCTTGATAATGTTGTTTGCTTAACTGGTGCTAGCGGCGTTTCAACATTTAACAATTGTGCCAATCTTGATGTGTTAGGCATTACAAGCTCTCCCTAAGACTTTTAACGGCTTGTTGGCAGGTTTGAGGCGTATTTAATTGTTTCTGCAAAGCGTTTATTTTACCTTGCCTATGTAATGCTATGGCTTGAGCTGCGTTAAGAGATTCTAGGCTATCCTGCGCACGTTTGGCATCGTCTTCTGCTTGTTTCTGAATGGCCTTGTTCTGTAAATCTATACCAGAACTCAATATGCTGATTTGTGCATTAGAGTTAGCAAGGTCAGCTTTGTAAGAGTTGAGCCTGTAAGATTGGATAGCTAGTAGAAGTGTGAGAATACCTATCACCGATAAGATGATAGCGTTTTTATAGACATTAAACAGATTGGGCATATCGCCTCGCAAAGATAAAGTTATTCAACTGGCTTTGTAAGAAGTAGGCTTCGGTCATGCGTCTAGCTCAATATAGCTTAATGGGTCTAATCTGCCTTTTAAGCCTAAACCTACATTTTGCTGAGTACGCACCTCGAAATGTAAATGACCACCTTTAGCGATGGTATCCATGCCTTTAGCATTGCCTGTGCTGCCAGTTTTAGCTATCCATTCGCCCGCCTTGACCTTTACACCTGCATGTACCAACACTTCGCTTAGATGAGCGTAGAAAGCAAATAGACTGGCTTCATTATCCAGCTTGAGTGTAATGGTATAACCGTAGCCATCTAAACCAAGATTAACGCCAGTGATAACTCCGTCACCTACCGCGTACACAGCTACACCTTTGTTGGCCTGTAAATCCACGCCTTGATGAGCGCGTGGTGTACCGTCTGCATTTTTTCGCACCATGCCGAACTTGGCACTATTAACACTAGCGAGTCCAGCAATACGAAGCTTACAGGTGTGTAGTGGTTTATTAAATGTCAAGACAGTAACTTTCGTTTTTTAGGCACATGGTCGGCTTTACGTCTGTCATGCTTGGATTTTAGTCCAATATAAGCCACAGAACCAAAATATAGCGCGCAACCAATCAGCATGAATTCATTATTAATATTGGCTAACTGTAACGCCGCACCGAACGCAATCAAGCCAATGCCTGACTTCTCAATCAGGTTGTCGGTATCTATTTTGATAGATATTTCCATCACCGCACAAGCAGCGATTAATGACCATAAAAATAGCGTGTTCATTTTAAATATTTCTCGCGTATATTGGTAATGGCTTCTGGGATTTGTTTGCTGACTTGTATGACTATCCCCATACCCCAAACGCCTAGACCAAAGTAAATTAATCCCTGTACTGCACTTGATGTTATATGGTAATGCTCAACTATCGCACCACCTACAAAAATAGAGATGAATGCACCAAAGAAGAATAAACCTATTTTACGCTTATAGGTAATTTCTGTATTGTCTATGAATACCGCTAGTGCCGAACCTATCGCCGCTGGTAGTATCCATTTAAAAAGTATCCATAAGTGCGTAAAAGCTGCTTCCATTGTTATTCCTTTTTGTTAAGTGCTATTTCTTTTAGTTAGCTTAGTAATGAATACATCGTGTCTGCTGCTCGTTCACCAATAAGAACATAGTTAGCAGTATTAAAATGCACATCTCCTGCATTAGCGTTAATGTCGTCAGTGTTGACTACAGCAACGTTATACATCGAGATTAAATCGAACTGCGCGCGCATATTAGTCCATCCTGCTAAAGCTTTGCCGTTCTCGTTGCCTGGTTTAATTAGTACCACAGGTAGGTTTAAATCTCTCAAATCCACCCTAAACCATGAAATTAAATTAGTCAGTTGCTGACTGATTAAATCCGCGCTGGCAGTAGTAGAGCAGTCATTCTCACCCAACCAGATAACTAATCCCGTCAATTCCCCATTATCTTTAGCCCAGTCTATGCGTTGGCAAGCCATTCCGTATAAACCTGAGTTACGATTCCACTTCACCCAATTACCTAAAATAGAACCTCCTAAACCCTTAGGAACAAGACCAATTTCATCATCAGGGAAATAGGAGGCCAACCTATTTGCATAAGCAAGTTGAAAAGCCCCTGCATTTGTGGAGTTAGCACCAGCAGGTTCAATCACATCTATCGCTTGTTCCCATGTGCCTTGTGTATTTGGCACAAATGCACCTGTTGGTTCTGTATAAACAAATAATTGTGAAGCTTGAGTAAAGATTGGTAAGAGAGTTTTTAAACCACGGTCACAAGTGTTTGAGTGACCAACTACGGGAAAAAGTTTACGCATTATTATCCTTGTTATGTACGAAGTTCAATCCATGTGCTAAGTGTGCCTGTCCCTGTTGATACGGTTAATGCATAGGACTGCCCAGGGGGGACAATTCCTTGTATATGAACAAATGCAGAGGCGGTGGTAATAGAATCGCTTAATAATGCAACGCCATTTACTGTTAATGTAATCACAACCGCTGCTGCTGTTGTTGTGATAACTCTAGCATGTACATGAATAGGCTTAAATGTTGTGTTGTAGTAGGTGGTCGCTACAGCCCTGCTTCCAGTTACATCTTGGTAAGTTTGACCATACCCGATAGATGAGTGGGCAGTAAATGCCTGTCCACCAGCCCCTTGAATTACACTAAGACCAGTTGCCCATGTTCCAGCGGTAGCCTGTGTTGATTCAATATACCCCATCACTCTATAAGGTAAATTTGAGCGTGCTGTGGCTGAATAAACCACATTAGCACTATCAGCACCACCAGCACCGCCCTCTGCCGTTGTTGAAATGAAACCAGTTTCTGTTAAATCATTGCCACCAGCAATGTTTACTACTGCTACTTCAAAAGTAGCGGCATAAATTGCTAATACTGCTATCCTTGATGTAACGCCACTTATCGTGCCTAATGTAGAGCCACTTGAAACTGTCATAGATATAGCGGAGTTAATTGGCTCTTCGCCAACAGCTCCACTCGATAAACCAGTTGACCTGAATGCAAGAGCAGAAATATTTACTGTCACGGTTAAAGCATTTGCTGAAATGCTGGCAGTTATTTGCTGTATTTGGTCTTTTATAGTAGCTATAGTCCCATCTTTGTTTTGAGATTTAAGCGTCCTTGTGTTATTAGTAGAGATGTTATCATCAGCTTCAAATGCTATCTTTTTAGTGGCGTCACTTGAGCCAATCACTCGAAATGTAGAGTCGGTAAACTGTGCGCCCAATGACACTCCACTTGCCCTAATGTAATTTACGCATACCCAATTACCAGAGCCTAATGACCTAAACATTGCCACATCACCATTAACTGTGCTAATGTTTGCAGCACCAGGTAAAATTAGACTTGTACCATTATGCGTTAGTGTTAATATTCCTGTAAATCTTACGGTTCTTACGATACCAGCAGCAATTGTTCCTAGACCTGTAATAGTTGTTGTGCCTGTTACGTCTACAAATTCACCTGTAGCCGCACCGATATTGGTAGTAGTGGCAGAAGCAATATCAATACCTTTGGCATTTGTAGTACGTAAGATTGCTTGAGTTGCACGCAAGAAATCATCGCCATTAGTAGGTGATTCTGAACCAGAAGGTGAGTTTGAAGCGGCGGTGACAGACAAGTCTGACATGGTTGTTGGTATTGCCATTGTTTAACCTTTCAGTGCCTCACGGCATTAGAAATAGAGGAATTTATGTTTACTTATATTTGTTATGGAATTTTGATTGCTGGATTTTTATATTGGTTATATCTAAATAACTTACCTATTGATTCAGAAGACCAGCCAAAGCAGGAATAGCGGGAACTAATTTACCTGCCGCATTGCGTACCATGCGTGCGCTCTGACCTGCTTTTAATGCAGCCTCACCTACCAGTCTAGGTGAGCTAGTAGCCAATAAACCTAGCATTGCTGGCAATCCACCTGTGGCAAAACCTATACCAGCAGTCGGTATTGATGCAATCTTGCCTAATCCTCTAGGTAGCCAGTCATTTAAAGATTGTCCTGCTACTGCATTGCTAATGTCACCAGAACCGCGCTCTAGCTGATTCACGAGCTTTTCGCGTTGTCCGTAATTGGTATTGACGTTATTCCGCATAATGGATTGAAGTTTGCGCAACTTAGTATCGTTGGTCGCTTTACCGCCTACTGATAACGTTTTACGTATCTCATTAATTTCATCCATGCCTTCTGAATAATCTTTCATGACTTTGGCATAGGTTGGTGCTTGCTGGTTAATTTCACCTTTAATAGCGTTGTAAACATTATTCCCCACCATACGTGCAGTTTTTTCCTCAAACGGAATTGATTCAACAATACCGCCTATTTTCTGCTTTAAGGCATCCAACCCTTCTGGTGTGTGGAACTCATTAGGGTCTAAGTTTTTCCAAGAAGTTATCTCATCTTTTATATTTTGAAAGATTTCCGCACCTTTGGCATTTTTAACCTGCCCTTTAAATGTAACTTTGCCCAGTGTGTCTTCTAATGATTTATCAATCCCATTAAAGTCTAAGATAGACCTGTCATTTTTAATATTTACCATACCAGAACGATAAGCGTTTGACGCTTCTTGACCAAGTTGTGATAGTTTGCGTTCTGCTACGTTTACCACGTCTTCTAGTGGTACATTGCCACGCATATTCTCTGTGAATGTTTTCTGCGCTTTCCCGCCCTCTAAACCTGCTCTAGCCGCAGTCTTGATAGACTGTCCACCTGTGTTAGTTCTTAACCCACCAGTAAGGTTAGCAATACCAGAACCAATAGATGGAGCTACCGCACCAACAACAGGAATTGCACTACCAATAGCTGCACCAGTACCAGCCGATGAAGGGTCAATCAAACTTGCCCCTAAAGCGCCTTGAATAGCACCGCCACCTACTTTATTGATTAGGCTTGTACCTGATAAGCCACCAGAGGCAATAGCGTCAGCCCATGCCGCCGCTTGAGGTGTTTTAGATAAAGCCTTTAAACCCAATCCCGCTGCACCGCCTACCCCAGCCGTACCTGCAATATTTCCACCTATCCTACCTGCTGCAAATATAGGGTCTTGCATGTTCTCTTGCTGAAATTGTTCCAATCCTACATTCCTAGCTTGATTACCAGCGTCAGAGCGGCCTAATACTGCTTTATCTAGTGCCGCACCAGCATTTAGAATAGTGTCACCTATGTCTGCTGCGCCACCGATTAAACCTTTGCCGAATGTTTTTGCGTTTCTAGTTAAATTTTCTAAAGAAGGCGCGCCGAATGAATAACTTGATTCTTTTGGCTTTTCATTGCCCAACACTTCATCCAATGAATAAGTAGCTTTGCTAGGCGTATCGTTATTTGCCATAACATCTTCTAATCTATAGGTAGCCATTAGTCTTCAAATGCCTTTCCATTCCAAGTTAGATTGCCTTTAGGTGTAGAGTAAACAGTGCCTTTTTTAAGCGTTAACGCGCTAGGTTTTGCTGGCAATGTAGCACCTTGTTTTGCTTGTCCTCCACCTTGTGACGCTATCCCAGCCTTAGCTTGTTGACGTTTCAACCCAGAATCAATCACATCCTGATAATCTCTAGCTGATTTAATGAATTCTTCTTCTGTCTGTGCGCTATTCATACGTGCAATGGCATCTGTGGCTTTTCTGCCCTCTATCTCAGTAATAGCGCCACCACCTTTTAGTGAATTAAATGCTTGTAGGAATTGACCGCCTTTTAGCTGGTCTAGTCTTGTATTAAAGTTTGTTGCCTCAGTGCCAGCTAAATAATTCCTAGGGTCAAATTTAGAAGACATCCCAACGGCTGCTTCAAAACCTGCATGTGGTTTAATTTTTCCATCACGTGAACCAATCAATTCATCAATTTGCCTAGATGCGTTTTGTGCATTTGCGGTAATTGTTGGTAAATCAATTTGTGTCTGCGCGGTGCTTTCTGCTTTCATCTCAGCCGCTTTTTTAGTCGCAGCTTGCTCTGCTGGCGTAGGTACTTTAATCCCACCCAAAGAACTGACTTGCGGTCTAGTGCCTGTCATATTGGCTATTTCTTTATCCAGTTCAGGATTAGCCCCTGCACCGCCGCCATTTTGTTGTTCTTGCATCAATATATTTAACCGTACATTATCACGCTGACTCTGTACTTGTGGCAGGATTTGCATACTTTGTGGTGTTGCTTGTGCAGGTGCGCCCTGTGTTGGCAAGCGTGGCACATTGGCAGGTATTTGGCTAAATGGCATAGGTTGATTGCCATAAGCTTGTTGCGCGACTTGTGCATCTGTAGAAATAACGCCTGGTATATCGGTATTCGGTTTATAAGAAGCCCCTGCTTGAGCCTCTGCTGCCTTCACCGCACCTCTAACTTCTGGACTATCAGCAGATTTAACTACTGGCTGACCATTTGCGCCCTGAATCATCACGAATTGACCTGAGCGATTGTTAAAACTTCCCAATCCACCAGCCGTTGCAATAGGCGTGTAATAAGGGTCTGCACTATTCGATGCTAAGTTAGGATAAGCCGCTTTAATCGCCAGTTTAGGGTCTAGTTCTACCGCTTCACTATATTCAGGAAATTTTACCTTGAACGCTTCCAAGGCTTTTTGTTGTCTGTCGTATTCTTGTTGTTTGCGTTGATATTCTTTCATTTGCTGGTCTTGCAGTTTCTTCTGTTGCGCAAATTGTTGCGCTTGCTGAACATTTTGAATGCCAGCTAAAGCCCCTCTACCAACTACTTGTCCAAAATTGCGCGAGTTGTTATTAGCAAGAATACCCAAGCCAATCTGCAATAATGGGTCATTCATCCTGTCAGATAAAAGACCACCAAATCCACCTTGAGATTGTTGAGGAATGCCATAGCTTTCACCTGGCATATAGCCCATTTGTCCATTGTCGAATATAGGCATATTACGCCGCCATCCATGAACGATTACCGAACACGCCCATTTGTTGCTGTGGATTGGCTTGTGCGCCTAATAAGCCAATTTGACCTTGGTTTGGTGTAGGGATAGCACTAGGTAAACGCCATTGCGGTACTTGACTGTTCTGAGGAGTGCCGCCAGCATTTCCAGCCACCATAGATTGTGGAGAATACCCCAGCAAGCCTCCGTAAAGCGCATTAGACGCGTTTTGTGTCATACGGTTAATGTAAGGCTGCAATGTACCTCTTACGCCGCCAGAAGAAGCACTAGCGAATGGATTGTTTAGGTTTCCGTTATTGGTATTGCTAGAAGTCTGAGAGTTTTGTATGCCACCGATAGGCTGAATATTGTTAATGCTCAAATAGTTAGGAATGCCGCCAGATGCAGAAGCCATCCCAAATATTGGATTGTCATATAATTGACCGTTGTAGTATGTGACGTTTGACATATTATCTCCTAATTCAACAACCCGTAATTAACCATAGTTACAAAATTCTCCGTGCAATTCATTTCTAAATTTATTGTTTGCATATATTGCATCCTTAATATCTTTAAATCTTCCTATCAACCTGTATTTACCGCCAGCCTTAATCATGACAACCCATTTTTTTCTGTCATCTGACCATGAAATTCCTTTATAGCCTGACGTGTTGTTTTTACGGATTTTTGCATTCCATGTATTTTGCATTTGAGTGCAATCCCTAAGATTGCAAAATCTATTGTCTTGTGAATTTCCGTTTATATGGTCTATAACATACCTTGGAAATTCGCCTGTCATATAAAGCCAAGCTAATCTATGGGAAAGATAAAGGATTCCATTTAACCTAATAAGAAACCTATTAGATTTTTTGTCATATATACCAGCTTCGCTTCCAGTCTTTACTCGATTGCTAGTTATTTTTAACCAAGTAAACTTACCGCTTAATTCATCATAATGTAAATGTTCTTTTAATTTTTCTTGTGTTAATATTTCTTTAGTCATTTAACTACCATTTCTAGTTGATTGATTAGAAGCCCTTTAGCGTTGACGCGCTTTTAGGGCTTTGTTTATTTTAACATAGAATAATCGACCATTTTAAATCCGCTTTCGTGCGTAGATACCGCTTCTGGTAATACTTTCTCCACCTCTTGCGCCATTACGCCACGTTCGCGCTTACCAAACTTGTCATAGTCATAAACACCTATACCTAGCGGGTGGGTTCCGATTCTTTCAATATTTGATTTTAAACGTACATCAGAAAATTTAAAAAGAGAGGCAGCAGATAAACCAAGCCCTAGCGCATCGGCAAAACCGTTGGATTGATTCTGATTAGGTTGCGTGCTAGTGGACGTACCACCTTGACCAGAACCTGAGCCGACTACGCTTTGATAACGTTGTAACTGGTCATACGGGAATTGTGCCGCTTGGTTATAGATATTTGATGAGTTTCCTAGATATTGATTAGCTAAGTCTTGACGTTGCGCGCCTATCCCTTGTAGATAATTGGCATCCATGTAATCAGCACCAGCCAAACCACCAGCTTGTCCTGCTGCATTTAATTGATTATTACGCTCGTTGGTGTAATTTTGACCGTATAAACTATTAGCCTGATTACCTAAGTCTCTAGCTAATGTCTCTTGATGAGCAGATGAGCCAAAGTTGTTATTGTTAAATTGAGAATTAACTCTAGTCTGTACATCGCCCAAAGCTTGGTCTACGGTTCCTTTTAAATAAGGATTGCTGGATGGATTAAGGTAATCACCGTTCAATGTGGAGGTGATATTTCTATTCGCAGCATTTAAGGTAGGGCTGCCAGACAAAGCGCGTTGCGTGCCTAGATTAAAGCCCATTTCTTGTTCAGGTGAGAAGCCAGCGACTGTATCGCCATTATAGAAACTAAATGGGTTATTGGTAGTTGATTGTCCACGCTGCAATAAATCAGTTAAGTACGGTTGCACCCCTGACCACGGTTCTGACTTCTGTGTGCTTGTTTGTTTTTCGCCGCCGCCGCCCATTATTTATACTCCTTCATGATAATTCCTTTATAACAACCGTTTCATATTCTTCATAACCTAAGGGCTTGAGGCGTTTAATCCAGCCCTTGCGCCCCCACAACTCTATGCCTGAACAATTGTTTTCTTTAGCAAACTTGTCCATGCATTCTGATACCATATCCAGCCACTCCTCTATCTCATGCCCACCGATTAAAACTAGTCTCAAACGCTTCATACGGATATATTCTACGATTTGCGTGATGAATACTGCTTTCAAATCACCGTCATGCACACCCCATAATTGCATATCGCGGTCTTGTATGAGTTTATATAAATCTTTATCTGTGAATGCGCCTCTATTCATAGATATTGATGGCTTTAGATATTCCTTTGCAATAGGCCAATGCTTTAAATCCAATCCGCAACAAATCATATTACCCAAACTGCTCCGCCTTGTGCGGTAAGGTTAACCGTAACATATTGCGCTGAAATTACTTTTGTTGTTGCGCCATCTATCAACTCAGCACTATCCGCGTCTATCGTTACGGTATTGACCGAAGCATCTATCTTTTTAATCGTGAGTTTCTTTTGTTCCCATTGCAAAGCTGGTTGGAGGGTAATAGTCACATTGCCTGCTGTAGCATCTACTAGAATAATCGCATCATTGATGTTCATGGTGTAATTACTGGTTACTCTTGTCACTGGGAATAAGTAACCGTCAGCAGCGCGATTTATTCTATTTTCTATAATAGATAAAACATTGTTATATGATTGTCGGTTGTAAGTATCGGTTGCATATTGGATGAGGGCTACTTTATCCATTATTCACTGCCATCTTGTAGGTAAGTCGCGTTCACTTCATTCAACACACAATCGCCAGCCATATCAAACTGCAATCTATGCCATCTAGCAGAAATAAGATGGTCAAAGCGAGAATCTACCATTGTTGTAGTCGCGTCAGTGACTAAACTATCCCCTTCACTAGCCTTATAGAAATTGGTCATAGTCGCACTGGTGGGTTTAGTCAACCATTTAGGTTTAACTCTTGACAATAAATAGTAGCTCTCATCATCCCCAAAATCGCCAGTGGTGAATTGCGAGTTAGCTGCAATTCCGTCTAAAGACAATAATTTATGTGAAGTGCTGAATATACCAGGCGTTAAGTTACCAGAAGTCCAAAATGGGGAATCCCATGATAATGTACTAGGAATAGTGTCCCATGTAGCATATGGGAAAGTATCCCATGTAATCGCGCCTGATAGATACTCTAACGCCGCCTCTATAGTCCTATCATCCCTGCCCCATTTATTGGTTCTGTAATGGTAAACTACGCATGAATCAATTGCACCTGCACCACCACGAGACGGATAATAAAAGTAAATCCTAGAGTTAATTCTGTCATGCAGGGTTTTAATCCTGTTGGCATAGGTTAAATCTAATTCACCATAAACTGTTTTTCTGACAGGCGCACCAATCGGCACTGGTCTTGCCCCGTCAAACCGCCAGAAATCATCCGCGCCCATAAAAATATGCACTGGATTGTCAGGCGTTCCGATATTCACCACCGCCTCTTGTGAGCTACATCCAGCCTCGCCCACTACTTGCTGAAAGTTCCATATCTGCGGCGCACCTACATAAGTGCCGACATACATAGCACGCTCTTTATAAACTACAATTTGGTCGCCAAAGCGCTTACCTGCGAAGATACGACCAGGTGCAGATACCAACAGTCCTGTCGTGCATTGCGTAGCAATAGAAGGTGTCCAGTCATCATAGGTATTCTGTGCTGCACACCACCAGCGATTGGGGCTATCACCAAAGCTAGCTTCACTGGTATTAAACAGAAATACAAAGCCAGCTACCGTTTCCACAATAGCCGCTTTAGGGGCTGTTACTGCGCCTTTTACCACGTCAGCAAAGGTGGTGGAACTTGAGAATTGCAACACATCTGATTTAGCCGTAGCTAGGGTAGTATCGCCAAATTGCGCAAACCGCCAGAAATCATCCGCACCTAGGGCATAATCACCACCGCTAACCCTAGTTCTGTCTGTCCAAGTCGTACTGGTAAGTTCGTATAATTTAGTAGCACTACCTGCAATTAGTCGGAAAGAATTATCCAGCTTGCGAATTGCTGCCGCACCAAAACAGGTGGCGGCTAAAGCATCTAAACCAGTATCTTGTGCACTTGGGGCGGCTTGCATACCTTTCTCAGTAGGGATAAAGGCCGAACAGCTTGTAATCACTCCGTCTATGGTCTGGTCAACGTCAGGGGCATAGCCTTGTAAAATCATGCTGCAATCACTCTCATGACTGAACCAGAGTATTTACCGCGCCTGTCAGAATCAAATAACTGTTGACCAATCAACATGGCTTTATTCAACCATTTTTGTGCTAATGCCTCGTTTTTAATTACGTCATAAGCCTCTGCTAACGATTCTGCTAGATAGAGGTCAGGATGAGCTGTTAAAAGCCAGTTTGTCGTATTAGATACGCTTAATGCAGGTATTTTCTGGTAATAGAGAATCTTTATATCGTTACTGGTAGTTTCCTCTGACAACAAGATACTTGCGCCTTCTATCGTGTAATAACGTGAAGGACTTACGCCGTCATTAGTTAATATTGGATACTTTAGATAGAAGTTCTCTGGTGTCAGATACTCAAGCTCCATCGGCGTATCGGTATCAATGTAAATCCTGCGTAATTCCAAATAGTCTGTCGGTAACGTGCATACACCAGCCGTAGGAGTTAAGCTAGTGGAGGTTTCCATGTTTCTAGTACGTAAGCCACGGTTAAATTTAGCCTCTGCCAATGTAATAAAATCAGGATAAAGTGCGATTAGATTAGTATCACCAGTACGACTTAGCCATTTTGTGATGGATGTTTGAAGTTCGCTGTAATTAGTTATTGCCATTTATTTTCCAATCAAACATAAGATTCAAGCCCACGGCCTTTTAATGGGTAGATGGACTGAAAATACTCTCCAAGCCATCTATTTGCTTGCCCTGATTCCTGATAACCAGAGAAACATGGAGTTCCAATGGTGTAATGAATAAGCTTTGCGTTTTCATTCACTTCATACTCACTATCTAGCCAGTTCCACTCAATAGGCAGTTCTCCTATTTGCTCATCAGTGAGCCATGTGAATCTATGCAACTGCGCACCTGTGGCGTTCTCGATAAAGGCAGGTGTTAATGCCCTATTGGCTTTATGTTCGCAATTCCACAGAATTACGCTCGACCAGTTTTTGCGCGGGTAATCTGAATTGTCGTTGCCTAGGTACTTTTTGCTGAACTTAGTCTTGTAATCGTGCTTAACTACCATCACCGCTTTTGATGGGTCTCTAATCTCCCATAACTTAGCTATATCATCATGGCAGGTCATATCACCGTCAGCAAAGATTGCCCACCCTTGATAACCTTGAAGATGAGGGACGAGAAATCGTGAATATATAAATGAATTGGAACCGTCTGTGTGCGCCTCTTTGTATATTTTATTCATGGCATTTAATACCAATGGCGCAAAACTAACTGGTGATGTTGCTCTACTTAGGACGCTTTGACAGAATGTATGATAGGCAATCGCCTCTCTATTATCGTACCCAACATACACAGGAATCATAAATTATTCATTTCCTTTATTATATCCCACGCATAGCCACTTCTAAGCTCTTCTAGCGTAAATTGAGAGTAGGTGAGGGTATTCACCCACTTATTTCTATCAGGCCTCTGTGGAGCTTCTATGTCGTTTAATCCCACCCCAACATGGTAAGCTGGTGAAACTTCTGGACAGACTACAGGTACGCCATGACAGGCGGCCTCTACCGCTGCAACAGAACAATGCGATACCAGTGCAAAGCATTTCTTGATAGAGTCGCCAAGCCCTTTTGTTTTAATCTCTTTGACGTAGATGTCTCGGTCAGTTTTGCTCACCAATATGTCAATGGCATCATTGTTCCATGTCTCGTCTTTGTGGAACGCCATCGGGTTCTTAGGTGAAGGGATAAATACTATCCTTCCATCTGTAAATTCCTGCCAATCCCGTAACTTGACACTGAATTTCTTGCGCCTATCATCGGGATAATCAAATACTTTTGTCTGATGTATCGTGTTATAAATAACCCTGAAATTTCCTAATTCATAACCTCTGTCAAAATAGGCATGGTCTATATATAAGAACGGTTCTCCTGTGTTTCTACATTGTTTAATATCGTCTAGGTCATCGTAGCCAAAGAAGCTCCTAATTGGTGATTTCAATTGCTTCCTAACGCCTTCACGCTGTTCGCTTTTGGTTCTCTTTGTCATACCAACTTTGATTTTGACGAGAACTTATGGTGTGTCACATAACGGCTATTTTTCAAGCCGAATTCTTTATAATCAAGGAACTCAACTTGCAGTCCTTTATATTCTATCCGTCCTATTTTTGGATTCCCCATATTGGCATACACGGTATTAAACGCTTTTGAATCACCATGCCAATCCTTCGCTCCATCGAATACTTGGAGAATCTCATTAAAGATTGGCAATGCTGATTTTCTGGCAATTCTGAATGATGGTGTCATGTGGACTTCATCATCACGGTACAACATAATTAAATCTGCTTTTGGTATATCGAACATCTTTATTATTCTTGCATCAGGTTCAGTGAACCAATAAATATCATCATCAGCTTGTTCAAGGAACTTACAGAAACATACTTCACGGTTGTAAACAATGTTGTTCTTGTTCAAGCCATCGTAATAGATATTTTCATCACCCCAGCCTTCATGACCAGATAGCGTTAGATGAATTACTTTAACGTTATGTTGATGGGCGTTCTCTACGAATCCTGCAAATAAATTCTTATATAAGTCTTTCGGCGCATCCCATAGCGGATTTGCATCAGCGTGGTATATAACCGCTTTCATCAATCCCAGCTCAGTATAAAGTCGCCAGAAATCTCTTTCCTTAGTTTTGCGCCTAATGACTGTAAATAACTAACGGCTTGCGTCTCCTCTAGTCCGAACTTCTGCGCCCTGCCTGGTTTTTGTTCAACGATTACACATGGCTTACAACGCTTCAACATTTCCTCGCCACCTTTAAGCGCGAAATACTCGTAACCTTCACAGTCAAGCTTAATGAAATCAGGGTTAAGATTGAAAGTATCTAGTAGCTTTACTGGAATATCGCCTTTGCCTTCCACCCATGAGTCGCCAGAAGAACCTTGTGAGGTATGGATGTTAATCATGTCTTCTTTTTCACCTAAAGCGCACGGATGCAAGGTGTAGTTGCCTTTTACGTTTAATGCATAACACTCTCTGTGTTCTTGTACTGGCTCAAAGGCTACGACTTCATCAAAAAGTGTTGTGAGTTCTTTTGACCACAAACCACAATGCCCACCAACATCAATAGCTAGCTTAACTCCTTTAACATACTTATATGCCTCTATTAGCTTGTTGGCTTGATAAGTCCACTTTCCGTGGTCGCCCTGCTTTGCGTAATGTTCTAAGTGTGTTTCGTGGTTCGGCAACCAGATTCCGTTGACTTCTTTCATAGGCCTCTAATACTTCCTCTACGGTTATTTTATTCATGGCTTTACGGCAATGCTCACACTCTTTGGCATAACTGCCGCATGGCTCATCACCATGCCAGATATTAATATGTGATTCATAACCTAGATTTTCTGGACTGGCCACACCACCCCACAACACGATTGCAGGTATTCCTAACGCTGCTGCTGCATGATGTAATGCGCCATCTGTAGTAATCAGCAATTTAGCCCCTGCAAGCACGTTCAACGCATCATCAAAGGTTGGCGTTACTATGGCATGGCTTTTGTCTAAAAAGTCCTTTGTGCCCATCTGCCGCCATTCTGGAAGATGTTTAACAAGCTCTATCCAATTATCTTTAGACCATTGTTTGTTTCTTCCTAACTTAAACTCACTTTTTACATTAGGCTCTATCAGGATAAACCCATTATCCTTTTGTGGATTCGATGGGTACAGCTCACCTGGCTTAACTCTAAAGTCATTATTAAACTCGAAATTGTCTTTATGAATACGTTTTATATAAGGCCTGTTTCCAGGATAGTTGGCTATCCATGCAAACCTCTCACCTTTTTCTAGTTTATTGGCAATTTTTGGGTTTCTGTCAAAAACCTCTGAATAGAATTTTCTATCCCCATCACCAAACACCACCCTTACCCCGTGGCGCTCATTTACCTCTTTGGCATCTGCGGTCGCCATAATCCAATCACCTAAACCGATTTTAGCTCTCCAATCATGGTTTCAACTTCTTCTGCGATTAACTTAACAGGGGTATCCCATGTTTTTGTCCGCCTAAACAACTCGATAGAATTGCCCCACATGAATCTAGGTGTAGCATACCGCCAGTGCGGTTTATTAGGGACTAACACCTTACATCTTTTCCCAAGACCTGCACATAGATGCACCACCGCCGTCTGAACGCTAATAACTAGGTCTAATTCAGATACTAATGCAGCAGTGTCATCATAGTCATTGGTCTGTGTAGCCCACGGGAAATGATGAATCGTAATCCCATGCTTACTTGTGAATTCAGCTATCTCTGCGCTTGGGTCTTTGTACTGAATACTGATAAATGTCGCATCTTTTTTTAAGATGGGAAGCAATTGTTCTAAATCTAAACTTCTACGTTCGCCGTGAGTGTCTTTAAGGCCTCCAGTCCACGCTATGCCAATTTTAGGCTTATCGCTTAACTGGCTTAATAATGCTTTCCACTGTGTTTTTCTTTGTGGGTCGGCTATCAGATAAGGCTTGCCATCGAAATCACCGTCTTTTGTTCTATAGTGCCATCCCAATGAACCAGATAAGCACCATGCTTGCACATAATCGCTTAATGCGGCGTTTTTATCGAATCTTGTACCTTGTACCTTAGCTTTAGGAAAAGAACGCTTAAAAAGCCCTTCCAATCGTTTGTCACACTCCAAAACAACCTCAGATTTAACGCTATTTAGCATAGACGCGAAACTAATCTCATCCCCTATGCCCTGCTCACCTCTAATGTGTAACTTCTCTACTTTCTCGCCAGTCCAATACGGTACATCTTGTCTAGGTTCTGCTGTGCGCTGCTTGCTATTACCAACCATCGCCTCATAACCATCCCAGCCCTCAGCCCAGTTACCTAGCATCAGATTGGCGTAGCCTCTGGTTTCGTGTACATCCCATTGTTCAGGCTCTATTTTTAGAGACTTCTCTACATATTCCAGTGCTTTATTCGGGTTGCACTCATTCACTTCAATTAACGCTAGGTTATTCATTGAAGGATAGTTTTTGTGGTTAATCTGCAATGCTCGATTAAAGTTCTTTCTAGCTTCGTCTATCAAGCCTATTTTCATACAACACATCCCTAAGTTATTCCACACTTGGTCACGCTTAGGCACTAATACTGAGGCTTGTTTGAGAAGGTTGTAAGCCATCCCATAACGTTCTGCTTGTAAGAACACATACGAAGCAATAAATAACGCTCTGGCTTCGTTCGGATTCTCGTTTAATATATTTGAGGCTATCCTGAGTGATTCATCAGGTTCACCATCTTCCGCTAACTGTAAAGCTAACGTTATCTGGTCATCAATCAACGATGCACCAGTGTTGTAGTCTTGAGATAAGAGTATTCAGGTTTATTCACCATTTTAATAAGTTCTTTGCGGTCTTTAATATCAACGCCTTGAGAGAACCACTCCATCAACACGCCACTAGGAATGTGGGCATAATGTAGCATCTCATTCTTCATGCCTTTTTTGCTGTAGTCTTCATCGTTCTTGAGTTCTTTGGTCGCTTCCAGTTCTCGATTTAACTGAAAGTCTGTCTGTCTTGTTTCAATGTGTGATTCATCGGTTAATTCATCGTAATGATGAAAGGTCATCAACCCTGTGAATTCGTCATATCCTAATAGTCTTTTTTGCATAAATAGAAGGGGGATTACTCCCCCTTTCCCGTTACAACGCTGGGTTGATGTCCGACACTTTGCCGCTAGCCTTCTCGTTATTAGAAACAAGTGTCAATTCAGTAAGAATCTGTTTCTTGTTGCTATCACCAGTTTTCGCTAGGTCGAAAGATTGGAAGCCACGCAATGATGCTACTGTCCAGTAATCCATATCCAATACTAGGATGTTCTGGTCACGCATAAAGCGGTTAGGCACAATCTCATGCTCACCAAAGTCAGAGACATACAAGTCAACGCCTGACACGATGGTCGCTTGTTGACCGCCTGGCACTTCACGGTAACGTGTCGCCACGCCATTGAATGAACCAGAGATTTTTGACTTGGTAGCTGGGCCAACCATTAACACACCAGGGTCGCCGCCTTGTGTCCAGCAAGCCTGAATAACTGTTTTTAATGCAGCCTCTGTGGCTGTACCTGCTACGGTTGAATCGGTAGGTGATGCCACTGTACCGCCTGAATAACCAGGAGTAGTTTGTGCTGTACCTGTACCAACTGATGTTTTGTTAGTTGCTAACCATGACTCAACAGAGGCCAATGTCGCACCGCCACCTGCTGCACCTGATGTAGAAGCTTGGTTACGCACTAGAGCAAACTCTACGTCACGTTTTAATTCGCGTGAGCGTTTAGTCATCTGATAAGCTAACTCAGAAGCACGACCCGCTTTATCTACCGCATCCTGTGTACCTGAAACAGAAACTGTTTTAGTCAGGATTTGGCAGTAGTTACGTAAACGTACTGTAGGAACTGCTGTATTTATTACGGCATCGTTACCTTGAATCGCAGCGTTGGTTGCTGCTGAATCTAACGCATCAGTTTGCCATTCGTGGAATGTAGCAGTTGCTTTGCCTTTCTTGGCCTTCATGTAGAAAGGTGTTTCTAGTGGTGAAATATCAGAGATAATGTCTGATAAATCTTCGCGGTTACCTACCGCTTGGAAAGTTTGAAAAGTACCAGATGGCACAGCCATCATGATAAATAAATCTAGCATTGCTAGAGGATTTAAGAATTTTAACATTTAGTTTCCTTGCGCCTCACGGCGTTAAGTTAATTAGATAATCTGGCTAGGAATAAGGCTTGTGCCGCATCCATAGAACCAGTCTTTTTCAATGCTTTGCGGGCTTCTGCCTCACGGCTTTGGGCTACGCTAGGTTTATTGTTGCCGCCAGGTTTTGATACCTTGGGCAAATTAGCAACGCGCTTATCCGTGATAGGTTTGTTTGTTACCTGTTTATCACGCTGATAGGCGGTATAGAGAACCTTAACCACGCGCGGGTCAATGATTTCATTCATCTCTGACGCTGTGAAACCGAATTTCTCAATCGCGTATTGGCTAATCGTTTTACCTAAGTCGTTGCTCCAGTTAGGAATTTCTTTAGTTAAAACTTTTAAACCATCTTCCCTGAGTTGAATTCTTGTTTGTTGGTTCTGCTCATATTGTTGCTGATGTTTAAGCTGAATTTGGTTAGCAAGCTGACCGCGTGTATCACGCAAGTCTCTCGACTGCTCTTTCAAGCGTACAAATTCTGCTGGGTCGCTCTCGTATAAAGCATTCCAATCAACTTGGTTATATTGTTGGATTTGCTTATCTAAAGCGGTTAATTCTGCGTATTCTGCAATGGATTGTTGCTGTAACTGCGCGGCCTGCTGTAGCTGTGCTTGCGCCAATTCTACTTGCTTGCGTTGCTCTGCAACTTCCTGAGTTTTACGCGTGTAATCAGCCTGTAGCATGAATTTATCTTTAAGCGCCTCTGGCACTTGATAAGTCTCACCGTCTACATCTATCTCAACAAGTTCGGCTTCAGTAGCTTCTTGCTCTTCCGCTTCTGGTTGTTCGTCACCCTCTGGCTCTGATTCCTCGGCTTGGGCTTCTTCTACTTCTTGCTCGTTCTCTTGTGGGGCTGCTTCTTGCTCTGCTTCTTCTTTCGGTGTCGGCTCGTCAGATACTAAAGCTAGCATCCTATCTTCCACACTGGGTTGCGACTGCTCTAAAGCTTGGTCACTCATTTTTAAAACTCCTGTCAATTCGTGGAACTCACCACGACTAGCGCATCTCTGCGTTAAGGTTTAGCTCAATGAAAGTTAATTATTCACCGATTGAGCAACAGTAAATTCTATGCAAATCTACGGACTACGTTCTTAGCTCTATCAATAATATTCTCACGTTCAATCTGAACGGAAGCCAATTTACCTGATTGAATCGCTGTATTTAAGTTAGCTTTCAGGTCGTCCAGTAATTTAAGCATCAATCTAAGCTCATGCTGGCCTTTTTCATCAGATACAGGTGATTTTTTCCATGCGGTTAATATGGCAGCCTCAACCATATCGAAATAAGGGCTTATATCGCCTAAAACACGTTCAGCATTTGCGCCTTGGTTAATTTCTTCATCAAGCCCCATTAGTCAAACCTCCATTGATAGCGTCTGTCTGCGCTTTATGCACCATACCTGCTGCCTGTAACTGTAATCTGTCGCGTTCGATGTCTATTTCAGCCAACATGCGCTCACGGGCAATTTGTATCTCTTTCATCATCTCTTGCTGCGCTAATTCACTATTCTGTTGCAGCTCTTGCTGTTTGAGTTGATAGTCCATCTGCATTTTCTCTTGTGATTGCTGGAAGTCTGCCATAGCTTTCTGCTTGTCAAACTCAAGCTGTTGCGCCGCTTGCTGCTGTTTCATCTGCGCTTCGATAACTTTAGGGTCTGGTTGTGGTGGTTTCTGTTCTTGTTCTGCTGGGTTTGTCCAGTATTTATCACCGTCTTTAAACCCTGCGTTTTTAGTTAATTCTATACAGGCTTCATAGATGTTTTTAGGTGTGGCAATACCAATTGGTAACGCTTCACGCTGTACTTGAAGGATGTTCATGATTTGGCCTAGCATCTCTTGCTTGTTGCCAGTTCCTAACCCTACCGCAACCGTCATATCGGTGCGAGTTTTCCACTGTCTAGGGTCAACTGGAACCCACTCATTACGCAAACGGACAATAGCCTCTTTCTTGCTATGTTGTAATAGTAGTTTATGCACGCCGTTGAAGAGTTGTTTAACACCAGTCTCAGCAAAGGTGCGAGCGATTAATTCTTGCTTGGCCTGTGCCGCACTCATAATCTGATTGATGCCTGATGCGGTCTTGTTTAAAGAATTTGCGTCTAAACCTTGGTTATAGCGGGTAATCCCTGTACGGTTCTCTTTGTTGGTATCTAAGTATTCCATCAGAGGGAAAGCTGCATTACCGATAGGATTAGTCACCATAGGCATCACTTCACCTGCTGGACTACCTGCCACCCTAACTACACCACCAGGACGACTGACTAACATATCATCTAGATTTACTTTGTCACTAATCGCCCAGCGACCGTTGTTAGACGCGTAGAAGTTGTCTAATACGTTTCTGAGAATGACTGACTTGATGATTTGAATATCTTTGACGTAATCAGCTAATGCTCTTCCAATATGTCTATGGGGCATGATGTAAGGCGTTAGATTAGCAAATGGAACCAAGTCTATGACCTCATTGTTGAGTATCTTGTCCCCAACTAAACAAACTTGCCGTCTCTCAGCGATACCGTCACCATCAAAATCTACTAACAAATAGGCTTCACGATAGATTACTCGTCTATTCGCCCCGTATGAAATATCATCACGGAATACTTCTTCTTCTGCGAACTCCTGACGGCTCAACCATTCCTCAGACATTAATAACTCACCTTGAGTGTCAGGGATGTCGTCGTCTATGTCATAACCCATCTCACGTAAGTCTGAAATGGTCTTGAATTGTCTATGCTCTAGGAATCGCAATGTATTAGGTTCGATTGAACGCTCATCAGCACTAACTAACACTTCTTCACTAGGGCATGGCTCAATCGCTACCTTGCCTTTGGTGTTGGTAATCTTAACCTTAACATCATGCAGCATAGGTGCTGATTGCAGCATCAACAATGCTTGCGGGTCGCCTAACTGTGCAGCTTCAATGACTTGCTGCATCATTGGGTCGCTGGTGTCTGGATATGATTCATGCTCAATAGGCTCTATGCTCTCATCTGCAAGTAGCATCTGAAACTCAGCATCCGTCAGACCTTGATAGGTCTCCTCAGTGACTTCTTCTGATTCATCCCAGTAGAACTTAACATAACCATTCTTATTGATTAGAGCATCCTTGAACCATTGGTTAGCTACTAAGTAAAAGTTGTTTTCATTCACAATCACATGATTGACGTAATCCGTCTCCTGCTCAGATGGTTTAACATCTTCCGCACTCTTCGGGTTGAATTTTACTATCTCATCTCCAGAACAGAATACCTTCATTAGATAAGGCATCATGGACTCTACAGCTTCTTGTACATCCATAGAAACTACAGAGGAGCGCCCTTCCTGTGCGCTTAGTTCTCTAGTCTTGTCACCTAGATACAATTCCATATTCTCAGCACGCTCGTCTGCTAGTGTGCCAGATAGATAGTCTAATGACGTGCGCTCTTCACGCTTAATCCTTTCTAGCAATTCGTCATCAGTCATCTTTTTCATACAATCCCAACATTAGAGTAATTAATTTTGTTCCATTTGCGTTCTTCATTTTTCATCTGCGGCTCTGCTAGTGCTAGATACCTGAAAGCATCAGCCCCATGTGAAAACTCATCATGTAATGGTGAACCTGGCTCATTGGTGGCTTTTGGTACAGTCCGCTTATATCGCTTTAAACATTCAATCAAACGCGCAGTCTTATTCTTGTCAAAGTAGCATCTAGGGAATATCTCCCTTGCCGCCCTAATCCCATTCTCTATACTTAACTGAACTAAGTCATCTTTTTCTGGAATATCCCATCCTAGGTCTTTTAGCACCCGATACGCACTTGGTGCTTCTACCCGTTCGTTATAGCCATCATGCGGTATAAACAATATACCGTAGTTATAGCGCTTGTCTTTAAGCTCTATAGAGTAGTCAGTAAGCTTTCTGTGTGTGTCTTCTATGTAATCAATGATGCGAATCTCTGATACATTCTTCTGTACCAAGATAATACTAGTAGCGTCATTCCATCCCAAATCCAAAATGACATGCACTTTGAGCTTAGGGTCATACGGTAAGTTGATAATCTGGCTGTTGTTGGTGACAATCTCCATTTCATCATAATAGATTGCCCCTTCTGCTGCTGGCCTACATTTACCTTCCCAGATATTAGGGTAGTCTTTAGGGTAATTCTTCTTACACAGCAACCTCTCCTGCTCTAATACATTAGGAAACCACGGATTGTCCGTGTAATTCATCAATATACTGATACAGTTATCAGGTGGATTCACAGTGAATCGTTGATGAGTTTCGTCTGTCTCTAAATCAGGGTTGTAGGTTATCCATATCTCGGATGTTTCTGTCCTGATGGTGGGGATTAATATATCCCATGACCGTTTAGAGATTGTCTGCGCTTCTTCACACCAAACTATGTCCACACCTTCAAATGACTTTAGACTCTCGGCGGTCTCATTACTCAAGCCAGCGAAGTATATCTCTGTGCCGTTCTTTCCGCGAATCTCGGTGTTTAATACTTCGTACAGGTTGCCAAGCCCCATCTGTTGTATCTGGTCAGTCAGTAATTGATGTACTGATTGCTGAATGGATTTTTGAATCTCACGGGTACATAGTATGCGTATAGGCTTCTGTGCGCCTAATATTAATAATGCTCTAGCGAATCCCCATGATTTACCTGAACCTCTGCCGCCTCTGGCTACCTTGTAGCGTTTAGCATGAAACAGGAAACCAAGTTTAGCGGGGAACTTGGCATTAGCTACCGTCATGTTTTGATTCTACTAGCTCGACTACCATCTTAGTAATGAACTCGCCTTCATTACCTGAACCAACGACTTGCTGTGTAGGCTTACCTTCCAACCTGTCATAGACGAAGTTTACTGCCCACACCTCACCTGAGCTGAAAGCAGTAGCTATCTTATCTACACCATCCCTTAAACGCTGCTTGTCGTTAAGGTTTAAAGCAGCTTCTAACATTGCGCTCATTTGCTTAGCTTTAGCTGCATTCTGGTTGCCTAACGGCGCGCCACCTTTGCTGTTGGTTGACTCAACCTTATCTGTTTGATTTTCATTCATAATGTTTTGCGAGTTCCTCTGGATTATTCGCGGTTAAGTGTTATTAGTTTAACACTTAGGCTTACCGCCCTTACCTTTGCCATTGTTGCCTTTTTTCATTGGTTTACCGAACATGTTGTTCTCCTCGTTAAATCCGTCTATATCGTCTTTGAGTAATTCGTTGTAGTGTTGCTTACCAAATATCCTAGACCAATTAGATGATTCTTCTTGGTCTGTTATCTGTGATGGTCTTCGGCTGCTGCCTTTGCTCACATCATTCCTTTAAACGTAAAAATAGCCCGCATATAGCGAGCTATGTTGTTTGCAACTCATTAATTATGTAATTGAAATTAACCCGACCAGCAGCAATAAAGCTCCTGCGCACATTATTGTGTAGATGATATTCTCTTTTTTCATGCTTGGATGATTGTGAGGCGCATCAATCCAATTCCATATCATGAAATTTTCAACTTCCTTACGACTCATCTTCCTTTTCATTATATTATCCTTGCCGTAAAAAGAGAAAATGATCCCATCAAGGGTGCATATCTCTTTATTTTAGTCTTATTAGATGATATGGATAAAATATTACGCCTATACAAACTAATATGCAAGTGTTTCATTCAATTATTTTCAACCTAGCTGTATGCAAGGCGTTACGTGTCTCTGCGCTATAAATACTCTGCACTTCTGTTAGACGTTTTGCCCAGTGTTTAACATATTCTTCTTCGCTGATGTTCAAACTTTTTGAACGTTCGCGGTCTGTGTGTCGCTCTAGTCCAGTACCATTACATGGTTCGCATATATGTACTTTACTGTCTGCGATAAACTGTTTAGTGCCATAGCAAGTCTTGCAAAAGGTAAAGCTGCTTTCATACACCACGCGCTTACAGACTAACAATAACTTTGATTTGTCACACTTGATACGCTTGCCAGCTTCTCTTGAGAGCCTGAAGATAACATCTGCATATTGATTGGCTTGTAATCCATCTACTAAATGCAATGCGCTCACGCCTAGTGGATTGGTCATGGCGGCGATGCCTAAGCTATGCACAATGTCTAAGTTACAATGCTGTTCTTTCTGTTGGAGGTTTTTACTATTAACGGCACGTGCAATCTGCTCTCTCATGCTCTCCCTTTCGGATACAAACGATTCGCAATTTCTGCAATTATGGCATATTCTTTGTCAGATAGCTTTAGTATGTCTTCACTAGCAATCACTAAGATTCTGTCAACGTGCCAGGCTGTGTGTTTTATCTCATGGCAGTCCATGCTAGTGGCGATATGCTTTGCGAGTTGGCTTTGCACTTAATAACTCATCATTCCTAGTGTGCAACCAATTCTCGCCTCACGTTTCTTTTCAGGCATTCTAGCATGATGATGTTTGTCTGTTAAGCGGATAACTCGCGCACCTTCAATGATGGCTTCTGTGGGATGTTCTTTTGCCTTAGCTGGTCTAATGCCTAACGGTTCGCTATAAGTATGTTTAAGCACTTGGTAGATTTTACGGTTAAATGTGGCTTTACCTGCTTGTTGCAAACAGCCAGCGCGTACTAAATTAATCAATATCGGATTGTAGAAACTAGGCTTACGACTGAATTGATGCGCTTCTATAATGTCATCTATGGTCATGGGCTTAGTCATCACGGCTAAGATAGAATTATACAGCTTAATCTTAGCAAGTTTACGGTTGTAGTTGAACTCGTTAAAGCTGGTTCCGTCATTGCGCATTGTTGTTCTTTCAGTTGTTATTGAGATAATTAACGATTAAATCACTAGCTGATTGCCAGTCATAGCAAATAACCGCTTTGTATTTTTGAGCATTGGCATGGTCTATAAACGCTTGCTGGTCTTTACTAACTACGCCTTTGGTAGCTTTCATTTCGATGAATAAGCCGTGATAGGTTTCATTGGGAACAGCAAGGAATAAATCAGGTACGCCCTTACGCACACCTTCACGCTTTAAGATTGCGCCTGTCACCGCGTTCCTAGCCCCGCCATTAGGTACAGCAAATAGCGCGAACTCTGGCAAGCCGTAGCCTTTGTGTTTTATTTTCCACCACTCACAGAGTGCATGTTGATTTTGATGTTCAATGTTTTTCATATTCTCGCTTTAACCAATTCAATCAACTCCAATTCAGTGCCGAAGTTCTTTTCCCATGTTTTCTGCCCTGCATGAATCGCTATTCCAAAGCCGCCAGTGCGATGATGTTGCGGGCACAGGGGTAACACCATAAAATTTGTATTACGCTGTCCTATGCCCATTCCTGTGCGAATGTGGTGTATTTCTGCTGGCGATTTGCAAATGATGCAGCCAAGTTCTGCAACTTTGGATAAATATTGCTTTTCTGCTTTAGTCACCAATCAACCTTTGCTGGCTCATCATCTGCCACTTCGTAATCAGGACAATCAATGTCTTTCTTGCTAGTCTTGGTTAATGGATGGCGTGGATGAAAGCAAAGCAATACCGTACGCACAGTCTCATCAGAGTATTTGCATTGAGAACAATTAGCCATCACAATTTCACCATTGTTAAAGCTCTGCCAAATACCGCGCCAGTATCTATGTACAGAACATTGCCAAGTTGCATGGGCTTTTCTAATGGCGTATGACCTACAATAAGCACGTCAATGCCCTCAACTTCTGAATCATCGTTATACTGGATTTTAGTTCTTGACCATATTGCAATCTCTTTATAATTTTCTGACTTAGATGTTTTCATTGCTTCTTTAAATCCAACCCATGAGCCTGATGGGCATTCAGCATGAATAATACCAATTTTTTGAGTTTCAGTTTTTACTTCTATTGCTAGCGGTAGCATTCTAAATTCATTTGCTATTTCCTCTTGCCTATCTTTTGGCAATTCAATAAACCACGAACCTCCATTTGATTCGTACCATTCTCTAGGAGCTTCTCCATCAACATAACTAATTGCCATTTGCTCATGATTGCCTAACACGGAATGAAAGAATGACTTGGCAAGCCAATTCATAGCTTCAATTGATTCTGCACCTCTATCCACCAAGTCACCAACGCTGAATAATCTATCTTTTGATTCATCAAAGCCAATTTCTATTAGTTTTTCTTCTAACATTGTGAAACATCCATGTATATCACCTACAGCGTAATCATTACCAATTTTGTTAATATTAAACTTTTTAATTTTCATTATCTTTCCTTCGTTGTGAAGCTCACACCATGACTTGCGCCATAAGCATATATCT